GTGCCCGAACTGCCGGACGTCGCCGCGTACCTCCGTGCGCTGGAGCCCCGTATCGTCGGCCAGCCGCTCGAACGCGTCCGGCTGGCGAACCCGTTTCTGCTGCGAACCGCGCAGCCGCCCCTGACGGCGGTCGAAGGCCGGAGGGTGCGCGAGCTGCGCCGCGTCGGCAAGCGCATCGCGATCGGACTCGACGGCGACCTGTGGCTCGTGCTGCACCTGATGATCGCCGGCCGGCTGCATTGGAAGCCGCCCGGCGCGATGCTGGCCGGGCGGCAACAGCTGGCCGCCTTCGACTTCCCCAACGGGTCGCTCGTCGTCACCGAAGCCGGCACGAAGCGCCGCGCGTCCTTGCACCTCATCGCCGGCGAAGCGGACCTGCGGTCGCTCGACCCCGGCGGCATCGACGTCTTCTCGGCCGACCTCGATACGTTTCGCGCCGCCTTGATGCGGGAGAACCCCACGCTCAAACGCGCGCTGACCGATCCGCGGATCCTGAGCGGTATCGGCAACGCCTACTCCGATGAGATCCTGCACGCGGCGCAGCTCTCGCCGATCGCGCTCACCCACAGGCTCACGCCGCCTGAGTGGGAGCGGCTGTTCGCCGCGACGCGCAGCGTCCTCCAGGAGTGGATCGATCGTCTCGGCAGCGAAGCGGACGCCGCCTTCCCCGAGAAGGTCACCGCCTTCCGCAAAGACATGGTCGTGCACGGTCGGTACGGACAGCCCTGTCCCCGTTGCGGCGAGCCGATCCAGCGCATCCGCTACGCCGACAACGAGACCAACTATTGCGCCCGCTGCCAAACGGACGGCAAGCTCCTCGCCGACCGCAGCTTGTCGCGCCTCTTAGGTCGCGACTGGCCTCGCACGCTTGAAGAGCTGGAAGCGCTGAAACGGAAGTGAGACGCGCTTCTAGGAGAGCGCGGCGAACGCCGGGGCGTGGCGGAGGATTCCCGACGACGTGGGCAGCGTGCCGGTGAGCGCGAGCGCCATGAAGTGTGGTCCGGCGTAGGGGGACGCAAAGTCCGTCGCGAGACGGACGTCGAAGCCGAAGCGCCCGTAGAGGCGCGGATCGCCGAGAACGAAGATCGCGGTCCAATCAGGTCTCGCGCGGCTGATGGCCTCGCGAATAAGCGCTGATCCGATCCCGTCGCGTCGCGCAGTGCGTCGACCAACGTCGCCTCAGCCTGCCCCCCGAACGCAGCCGTCACGACCTCGCGGATCGCTGTGATGTCGTCAGGACGCTCTTCGCGCAGGACGACTGCGCGTGGCTCCATCGGCATCCTGCGGCTCATGGTGGGCCAACCTGGATTCGAACCAGGGACCTCATGCTTATCAAGCATGCGCTCTAACCAACTGAGCTATTGGCCCGGGGGGACGACGCTTAGTCTAGGCGAGGTCCGGGGCCCTGTCAACGGCGTCGCCGGAGGCGCTCAGATCAGCTTGATCCAGGCGTTCATGAAGGCGTCGTCGCGCTTGATCTGTTCCATCGCCAGCTCGCGTAAGGCGTTGGCTTCGCGGTCGAGCTCGGCGCGCAGCTGCATGAAGCGGTCGAAGGCAGCTTGGCGTTCGATCAGGTCGGCGTCCTCGGGCGTGGCCGGGTGGGCCGGCGCTTTGGCCGCGTGCGCGGTGGTGGCGTGGACGACGGCCGCCGCGGGGTGGGCCGGGGCGGCCGTCGGGGTCCGGGACGTCCCGCGGGACGCCGCCGGGCCGGTCCGGGCGGGGGGTTGGAAGCGAACCGGGACGAGCTCCATCAACCGATCGACCGGATGAACTCTTTGACGAAGACGCACCGGCACCCTATTGACGGGACGGGCGGTCGTCCGGTAGGGTACTCGCGGCATGGCGAAAGCGGGGGATTCCCCACCGTCTCCACCAGCAGCGCGCACCTTCGACGCTGCCGGCCTCGCCACGCCGATCCCCGGGTATCCCAGGTCATCCGATCGAGCCAGAACGCGTCCTGGGGCCCGGAATCGAGCCGTTCCCCCGCAGTTTCGGCCTTGTAGCGACTGCGGCGGTCCAACGACCCGGGCCGTCTTGTGCCCGATCTGCGAGGCCAAGCGCGACCTGAAGATCGCGGGGGAACTCCCAGCAGTCGCCGATTGCGGCCGCGGTACCGTCGGGGTCCAGTCTCGACCCCGCTGCACCGTCCGCGACGCGGAGGACGCCCATCCGGGCGGTGGCGATCGAGCGGCGTCCCGCGCACCGGCACGACCGGAAGGCGGCCGCGACGACCACGGCGCCCAGCCGTCGTCAGCACCCGGCCTCCCCATCACGGGGAAGGGTAGGGATGGGGTTCCGCTTGCCCGAGCATCTGCGCAGGGCGCAGCCGTAGGCTGGACCGACCCCACCGCGGCCGCCAAGGTCGCCGCCCCGCCCAGCGGTACGCCAGCGTGAGCGGCGACGTCCGCAGCCCAGCGACCCGCAGTGCGGCCGCTTCCGTGCTGTACGACGCCCTCATCGCCGGCGCATGCGGCGCGCCGCCACCACTAGAGGTCGTGGTGTGGCTGCGCCGCGTTGCGTTCAGGGACGCCGACGCCGCGGGTTCGGTCGGCGGGCGACGCCAGCCCGAACAGCGACCGAACCAAGAGTCTCTTTTCCCGCCGGTGGTCGTCTCAGGCCGTGCGCAAGTGCGCGCGCGCGACCGTTCTGCCGGTGGTCGTCGGGGTCGTGGTCGGTGCAGCCTTGGCGTGGCGTCGGTCGTGCAGCCGGCCTCAGGTCCGCGGTGCCGATGCGTGAGCCGCAAGCCCGCTCGCGCGGCGTCCTCCGTCTGGTCCAGCCGGCTGGGGCGCTCGCCGGAGTACCCGTGCTGGAAGGTGCGCTACCCGTCTGCCGAGCGCGCGCAGCGGGCGCTGGTCGTCATTCAGCAGCAGCGCGACACGCAGCGCCACGCCGGACCACTCGAACAGCGCGCGTACTGGTGCCCGCGCTGCGGCTGGCACCACCTCACCCACGAGCCGCAGCGACGACCGGCCGAGCCCGCGGGCGAACGCGCGACCCCGACCGGCGGGGATGCGGCCGAACCCAATGCCTCGCGACCACGAGATGCGAGATCGAACTGAGTCTTTCTCGCTCCACCCCATCCCGAAAAATTGCTGACGACAAGAAAGAGGAGTAAAGCAAGCGTGACAACGACAGAGATTTTGGCCCGGCATCGCAACGACGAGATTCGCACGGTGGCGATGCCTGCTGGGGACGCGGAGTACCTCGGGGCGACCGCGGCGACCTTGGAGTCGCGCGGGGTGCGGGTGGCGTTCCAGCGGGTGAGCGAGCGGCACATGATCGCGATCTTGACCGAGGCGGATGGTTGGGAGACGCTCGGGTCGGCGGCGACGCAGACGCCTTGGCGGTTCGACGATCTCGCTGGCGCGCGGTACGCGCTCGAGGACGCGATAAACAAGCTGGGCTCGGGCCGGTTCCACGAAAGCGGCTGCGGGGAAGCTGAACAATCGGGCCAGCACGGCGACCTACGGCAGCAGACGGCGACCCGCGATCCGCATCTCAACCAGGCCGGGGCGCGGATCGGATGAGCGACGAGCAAGTCGGACAGGTGGAGGCGCGCAGCACCACCGCGGATTCGAGGGAGATCGCCGACACGCGGATCGCCCACGTCGCGCATGAGGCGAACCGCGCGTACTGCTGGACCATCGGTGACGACTCGCAGCCGCCCTGGTTCGAGGCGCCGACGTGGCAAGTACAGAGCGCGATCGCCGGCGTGCGCTTTTTACGCGAGCATCCCGACGCGACCCCGGCCGACTCACACGGGAGCTGGCTAGCCGAGAAGGAGCGCGACGGCTGGACCTATGGGTCGGTCAAGGACGCGGCGGCCAAGCAGCACCCCTGCTTCGTGCCGTACGAGCGGCTGCCGCCGGATCAGCAAGCGAAAGATTCGCTCTACATCGCCGTCGTGCGCGCGCTGCTCGGGACGGAAACGCCGGCGTGAGCGCCGACGAGGCGGCGGCTTTCGAGCCCAGCGACGATCCGCGCGACCAGGCGGCGCCCGGTGGCGGCCCATGGGATCGGCGGGACTTGACCGCGCTCTTCACGCAGCTCACGCCTGGCGGGACGGGCGTCCCCGCGTTGCCGGCGTTCAACGCCGACGACTTGCTGCGAAAGCCGCCGGCGCCATGATCGACGGCTCACGCTCCCGCACGCTAATCGGGGGCCTCGCGTACAGCCTTCGCGGCGATGGTGAGGGGCGGACCCTGTGCGCCGTCTTCGTCGCTGACGACGAGTTCGCCGCCATCGTCGACGCAACGCCGGAGGGCGAGCGGTTCATCGATGACATACTTTGGACCCGCGGCGTGCACAACATCGCGGTGCAAGGCGTGCCGGTCGCGCGGTACTCCGATCTGGCGCGGGCGTTTGAATCGGAGCCGAGGCCGTGAAGTCAGACGACATCGACCACGCACGGCTCGTTGCGATGGGACGAAAGGGCCGTGAGGCCACGAAGCGCCGGCTGCGCGACGCCGAGGTTCTCAGCGCCGCCGGCTCGGCTGTCGATGTCGTCGGCTTTGGTGAAGAGACTGAGGGAACGTGAGCTCGCCGAATCGACAGCGCGCCGTCCTCGTCTGCGCGGCGCTTGCGCTCCTGGCCGTCGCGCCCTCGGCGAGCCCGACCGTTCGCTACCGAGTCGACCCGAGTTTGCCGTACGCGTCGATCGCGATCGACGCAAAGGGTCACTGCATAAATCGCGGCGGCCACCTCGTCCCCCGCGCGGTCGTTGGAGAGCTTTACGCATACGTGATCTCGCCCGACGCCATCGTGACGGTGACGGCGCTTCGCGATGCCGAGCAGCGGGTCGAGGCGTGCCTTCTTCAGGCGCGGCTTCTATGAGTAAGCAGGACCAGCAGCGAGCGGTCCAGCCGGCAGGCCCGCTACGGCCGCGTGCGACCGGGCCGCTCGTGCAGCGTCGGCGGCTCGCGACGATCGCGTGGACGGCGGCCGGCGCGTGGGAGCGCGAGGGCGAGCGGGAGAGCTGCGTCGTCACGGTCACGCTAACCGATGGCCGGACGATCAGCCGGGAGGCGGTCGTCGAGTACGAGGTCGGCGCGCGGCATCGGATCATGGAGCACGCGTTGGCCGGCCGGATGTACGCGCTGCGCCAGGTGCTCGACTGGAAGGCGCGGGCGATCGAGCGCGTGCGCGGCGAATTGCAGCGCGAGTGGTCGTGCGTCCCGTGGTGCGACGTCGCCGAGGCGGCAGCGTGAGCCCGGACTACATCCCCGCCGTCGGGCTCGGCGCGATCGTCGGGTGCGCTGTTACGACGGCTGCGTATCTCGCGACGATGTTGGGCGGACAGCGAATCGCACCGCGCAGCCCCTCGTCGTGCGGCTGCTGCACCGTGTACCTGCTCAAGAAAGGCGCCGGCTTCTCCGCATGGGCGCGGCTCACAAAGCCGGGGGCGATTATCCCGGTCGACGACCTCGATGTTTTCCGCCCGATGGTTTATCACACGTGCGGGGGCCGGAAGCCAAAGCGGCTGCCGCAGGCGCAGGTCGAATCGTGACGCCGCGTGGTGCCGTCGACCTCGAGCCCACTGAGGCGCGCGTCGAGCGGCTGCGCTTGGCGATCGCGGAGATCGTCGCTCGCATCGTCCGGCGCTTCTGCCCGCACGGCGCGCCGGCGACCGCGGCGTGCATCGAATGCGAAGTGCCGACGTGAAGCGCGCGGGCTTCCTCGCCGCGTCGGCCGTCGCAGCAACCGTTGCCGCGGTCGTGACGCTGCCGTCGCCGACAACCGCGGCCGCGCTCAAGGGCGTCCATCAGACCGGCTGGATCGTGCAGCCGAACCTACTCGTGTGGGTGCGGCGGTACTACGTGCTCGACGTGTTCGAAGACGACAGCTACGGTGCCGGTCCGCATCTCACAACTGCGCACGCCGTCACCGCGAAAATGTTTCACGTGGCACACTTCGATCAGATCGCGGCGCGACTCGAACGCGCGGCGCTGAGCGAGCTCGACCGCTACCTGCGCACGGGCGAGGGCGGGATCAACACCGTGCGCTTCAACGACGGCGACGTGCTGCCGTGCTCGATTGATCAGTTCGCCTGATGAATTGCGATACCGATTACCACGCGCTCCTCGACGCTGCCGTGCGCGTCGCGCTCGCGCCGCGGGACGCGATCGACGAGGGCGTGCGCGATTCTGCGAACGCGTTCCTGAAGACGGAGTTCGACGCCGGCTGGGGTGGCGAACACGAGGATCGTGATGACCCAGCAGCGACCGAGGTCGACGACGACCCAGAGGATGGCGAGTAGTGCGGCCTGGTCAGGTGCGCCGGCCGGCCGTCGCAGTCGAGACGTTCCCGCTAGTGAACGCCGACGTGCTGCGGACGATCGTTCGCAGCGAGCACGGCACCGCGTTCATCGACGTCACGGGCGAGGAGGTCGCGCTTCGGGGCGGGCCGACGGTCATGGGCGAGATCCCCGAGCGGATCGCCCGCCGTGTCCAGGTGCTCAACGCGCATCGGTACGGCGAAGCGTGAAATCCGAGATGCGGATGCTGGGCCGGCGCGGTGGCGCGGCGACCAAGGCGAAGGCCGAGCCCGGGTACTACGAGACGATCGGCGCCGCTGGCGGCCGCGCGTCGAAGGGCAAGCCGAAGACGAAGCGCACGCCGCCGGCCGGCATGCGCGGCGTCGGCACCGACCATATCGTTGTTCACCCCGACATCCTCGCGATCGTCGATGAGCTGGAGCGCGAGCCGTGACGCTGCAAGACCTGCGCGAGCTCTCCGCCCGAGCCGAGGTGCCCCCGCCCGTCGGCGGCGCCTGGAGCGATTGGCAGCTCGGCTACGCCAACGGCGCGATGTGGGGACGACGGCTGGACCTCTTCGGCGGTAGCTCGTGGGCGATCTGCGAGCTCCAGATCGACGATCTGGAGCGCCTGCCGAACGACGAGTCGCGCGTGGCGACCATCAGGAACGTCCTGGAAGGGTGCGTCGCCAAGACCATGCAGTTCATCGTGGAGCACGACATATGTCGCCCGCCGTCCCCGTAGCCGTCGGCATCGCCGTCGGCGGCGCTGCGCTGGTCATCTTCGCCGTGCTGTTCATCGGCGGGGTGTGGGTGCTCGCGCACGGTGCGCGCGTTTGGGCTGAGGCCGTCGGCGCGCTGCACCAAGCCCGCTACCAGGGCGTGCAGGCGAACGTCGCGGCCGCCGCCGACGACGCCGCGCAGGCACTCGACGAGGAGCGCGACGAGCGCGCCCGCTCGCGCGCACCGTTCGTCCCGCCGACCGACGACGAGCTCGCGGCGCTGCTCCTGGAGGAGCGCGTGCTCGGCCGGCGCGGTAAGGACGCCGAGTACACGACCTTGGGCAACGAGGGGATCGAGGAGACGACGCCCATCCCCGAGGGCGGGATGTATCGCGAGAGCAGTGTTGGCCGCTAGACCGGGCCGCAGGGCCGAGATCGAGGAGCTGCGCGTCGCCAACGCCGCCTTGCGCGAGCGTCTAGAGATGGAGCTCAACCCGGATCCCGACGCGACGTTCCTCACGCTCGCGCAGGACGTGCGCGACGCGCTCGCCGTGCGCGCGCTCTTCGTCCACACGGGCGATATGTACGCCGCGCTGCGCCAGCTCGGGTTCGACACCAAGGACCGCTCCATCATCGACCTGCGCAACATGGCGAAGCTGGTCTTCGATACCGAGGGCGTGCGGGCGAAGATGACGGCAAACCTCGAGGACTTCGAGGGTCAGCGCCTCGCCATGATCGCGCGCCAGGTGCAGATAGCCTTGCACGGGACGGACGAGAACGCGACGCGCGCGTTCGGTACGCTCGCGCGGACGCTGGGCTGGCAGAAGACCCCCGACTCCACGTTCAACGTCGACAAGCGCACGGTGAACGTGTGGCAAATGTTCGGCGAGCAAGACCGCGCGCGCGCCGGGCAGGCCGCGATCGAGGGTGGCGGCGGGACGAACGGGCTGGACCTGCTCGGCTACGAGCCTGGCGCTCCGACGCCGATCGACGTTGCTGAAGACCTCCCGGAGAACGTGGTTGCTGATGACGACTAAGTGCGTCGTCACGGCGTACGCGAAGGACGAGGCTGAGGCGGGCAAGCGGCGCGTCATGAAGTACCTTCGCCTGCGGTGCAAGATCACGTTCTGCACCGACTGCGACGCCTACCACGTGCTCTTCTCGGATGACTACGCGCTGCTGGACGACCTGCATCGCACCGTGCTGGAGCGGATCGCCGCGGGCTTCCGCGACGTCGAGATCGCGGCTGAGCTGAGCGTGACGCCCAAGCAAGTCGAGCACGCCGTCAACCGGCTGTCGCGCCGGCTCAACGCCATGAACCGAGCGAACCTCTGCGTCATCGCAGTGGCGCTCGGGATTATCAACCCCTCCGCGTTCATCGCGGACGTCAAAGCCGAGGAGTGACCGTGGAAGTCCGGACCTACAACGACAAGCAGATCGCCGAGCGTTCGCGCAGCGTCTACATGAGGGCGCTCGAGCTGGCCGACGCCGAGCTCAGCAAGGAGGCGATCAACTCCGAGAAGCTGCACGCGATCGCAGCGACGGCCGATGCGGCGTCGGCCGGATTCGCACCGGAAGAAGACGATGGCGACGAAAGCTCCTTCTAAACCACGCGGCAAGACCGCCGGACTCACTGCGTGGGAGCGCGCGTCCCTTGCCGAGGACAGGTACGCCGAGGTGCTGCGCGCCGCAACCGACGTTGTCGCCACTGAGCCGGACGACGTCGTTCAGGCCGCGCGCCAGGCCGCAGCGAAGCTACTTCAGCGCGAGTTTGAGATGGCCGTCATGCCGGCGCTGAAGTGAACGACAACCTGCGAACGTAGCCGTTGACGAGCGCGAGCTCGGACGGCGGCTAGAGCGGTTTCGATCCGACGCCCGGTTTCGGATCGAGAACCAGTTTCGGATCAAGGTCAAGCGCGGGATCGTGCCGCTGCGTTTCAACGAGGCGCAGCTCAAGCTCTACCGCCTGCACCAGTGGTTCGGTGCCAAGCATCTGCCCGTGCGCGTCGTCATCTGCAAGGCGAGGCGCGCGGGCATTTCAACGGGCGTCGAGGCGATCATCTACGACGACACCACGCAGCACGCGAACACGTGGTCGCTGATCGTCGCCAACGAGAAGAACCCCAGCGAAAACGTCCTGGATATGTGCCGGCGCTTCTGGGCGCACACGCCCGAGTGGCTCGTGCCGCCCGACGTCGCGGCCTCGATTGGGCGCGAGCCCATTCGGCTGCGGCCGCAGCTCCCTGCGGTCTACCGCAACAACCCGCCCAAGGACCGCATCGAGTTCGACTCGCCGCTCGACTCGCGGATCTACGTCGCGACGGCACGCTCGATCGACGCGTACCTGGGCTACGGCTTCCAGAACATCCACGCGACCGAGGTCAGCCGGTACAAGGACGGCCACGAGCTCTTTCGCTCGCTCTACCCGACGCTCTCGACCGACCCGCACTCGGCGCTCTACATGGAGTCGACGCCGAACGGTCAGACGGGCCCGGGTGCGTTCTTCCATCAGCAGTGCATGGATGCCGCGTCGCGCTCGTCGCGCGCCGGCGAGTACGGCGTCACGCGGTTGCTCTTCCTGCCCTGGCACGAGATGACGCTCTCGTTCGCCATCCCGATCGCGCCGGAGAAGCGGCACGCGTTCGAGCTGTCGCTCACGCAGCAAGAGAAGGACTTGCTGCGCCTGTATCCGGCGATCACGCTCGAGCAGTTCAACTGGCGCCGCATGATGCTCGCGGGGCCAACGTTCAACCGCGACGAGGACCTTTTCGATCAGGAGTACCCGACTGATCTGGAGACGGCGTTCTTGACCTCGGGTACCGTCGTCTTCGGCCGCAAGCACATCAAGCGGCTCGCTGCGAAGAAGCGTCACCCGCTCGCCGAGGGCGATATCTACTGGGGCGAGTCGGATGCGAAGAACGAGAACGCCGCGCCGCACGACGTCGTCCGCCGGCCGCAGTTCCTCACCCCGGGCGAAGCACGTTCGCGCGGGTTCAAGTCGCACGTCAACTCCGGGTCGCTCAAGAGCCTGAAGGTCTACCGCTGGCCCGTCAACGGCGAGCGGGTCTTCCTCGCCTGCGACGTCGGCCGGGGCAATCCCGACACCGAGGACGGCGACTTCTCGGTCATCCAGGTCGGCGTGCTCAAGCCGTGGGACCGCGACGAGTTGATCATGACCTGGCGCGGCCACCTCAACCCCGTGCTGTTCGCCGAGGTCGCAAGCGCCCTCTCGTGGCTGATGGCGATTCGCGTCGGCGACGAAGTCGAGATGCCGATGCTCGCGCCGGAGTGGACGGGCCCCGGCGTCACGATGTGCACCTACATCGATCAGAAGAATCTCTATCCGAATCTGTACCGCTATCGGCAGCCGGGCACGCACGGCTTCCCGCGCACCAAGGGCATCGGCTGGGAGTCGAACGCGAAGACCAAGCCGCTGATGGTCGACTGGACGCGGCGCATGATCGAGCGCGATATGATCGACGTCCCCGACGCGACCACGATCTTGGAGATGAGCACGTACCGCGAGCAGCGCGGCTTTGGCGATCCGGGTGATTACGGCGGCGCGGCGGGCCGACACGACGACACGGTGAGCGCTCTTGAGATCCTGTGCGTTCTGCTGCGCATCTACGCCGGGCGATCGCAAGAGCAAGCCGACGCGATCGAGGTGCCCGAGTTCGGCGGTGACGATGCGGGCGACGTCCCGTTCGATCCGTTCGAGGAGGACGGTCTGGGCTGGATTCGCGACGCGGACGAGGGCGGCGCCGAGGAAGCCTTGGGGTGGATGCGATGACGGTCGTGCCCTTGGGGATTCCCCCACATTCGCGATCTTACGGACCGCCAGAGTAGGCTCGTGCCCGGTCTGTACGACGTCAACTGCCCGACCTGCGGGGTCAACGAGGTCATCGCGTTGCTCGCCGACGTCCGCAAGAGCGGCGGCGTCCTGCGGTGCGGCGTCTGCGGCACGCCATCACCTCAGCACTTTGGGCCGCGGCACGGGCAGCACATCCGGATCGACGCCGGCGGCGAGGACTCCAACGACCCGGCGCGCGTCGCCGACGGTACTTCGAAGTTCAACGTCGGGCTGAAGGGGATCGACACCGTCGTCGGCGAGCGGGCCGACGGGAAGCCACGGCTCGCGTACCGGCCGCGCACCAACGCCGAGCTCGGCTCGAATCGCGGCGTGCGCGAGGAAGCCGCCCGCCAAGGGCTGACGCCCGCCGAGGGCGGCCGGTATCGATCGGTGGGCCGGTAGCTCGTGGCGATCACGCTCGAGCGCGACTCGAAGCCGAACCTCGTTCGTCACGACGTCTACGCGATGCAGCGCGCGCAAGAGCGCGAGGACGCTGAAGGCGACGACGACGTCGCTGACGACTTCCCGGAGCTGACCGAAGAGGAGCAGGGCAAGCTCAAGATTCTGCGCTACTGCTCGGCGCTCTACGACGACGCGCGCAAAGCGCGCGAGCCGTACGAGACGTTCGACGTCGCCTGGGATCTGTTCATCGGAAACGTCTGGCCGTCGCGCTGGCCGACCTGGCGGGCGAAGATCACGATCAACAAGATTCGCGCCTTCATCACCTTCATGCAAGCGGTGATGACGGACAACAAGCCGCGCATCTCCGTCGATCCGCTCGTCCCTGGGACAGAAGACGCCGCCGACCTGCTGCGCAAGCTAGTCGATCGCGATTGGGACGAGAACGATATGCAGGCGAAGATCAGCATCTTCGTCCTGTACGGCCTGGTGTGGGGCACCGGGTTCATGAAGATCGCGTTCGATCCGAAGGCGGATGGCGGCCGCGGGCGTCACATCGCGACGCCGATCGTGCCGTATCGAATCTTCTCGAACCGCACAGCGACCTGCGTCGACGACGCCGAGTTCATCCTCCACGTCGAAGAGCAGACGATGGGGTGGGTGCGGCGCAACTACCCCGAGCGCGCCGCCGTGGTTCATAAGGTCAAGGGGATGCGGACGCTCGACTCGAGCGAGACGGACCGCGACTTCATCCGCGAGGGCGACTCGAACGAAGCGTCGCGGATCATCAGCGCGGCGAACGTCAACGGCAACATCGTCGGTCCGCAATACTCGCCGCTGGGCACGGACTACGATCTGGCCGACGGTGACTCGGTCGAGATCATGGAGTGCTGGCTGCGCGACGAGACGCTCGAAGCGTACCAGAAGCAGAAGGTCGTCAACGGCGTGCCGCAGACGACCGAAGCCGTCGACCCGACGACGGGCCTGTACGAGATGGAGGTCTTCGGCCACCAGCTCCAGGTGAGCCCGATCGACGGCTCGCTGTTCCTCATGCCGCTGCGCCGGCCCAAGCGCGTGCCGGTCATGGAGCCGGCGTGGCGGGAGAAGTACCCCAACGGCCGGCTCGTCGTCATCGCCGGCGCGCGCGTGCTGCTGCGCGACATCCCCAACCCATTCCAGACCGACGGCTTCCCGTTTGCGATGTGGAAGGACTACGACGTCGGCGCGTTTTGGGGACAAGGCGAACCGCTCGCGCTCAAAGATTCGCAAATCGCTTCGAACCGTATCCTCTCGCAGGTGTACGACATCCTGGAGAAGACGGGCAACCCGTCGTGGAAGCTCAAGAAGGGCGGCGGCGTCAACGCGTCGTCGATTAAGAACAAACCCGGCGCGATCATCCCGATGGAAGAGATGGACTCGCTCCAGCCGTTGCAGATGCCGCCGATGCCGCAGCAGTTCGTCGAGCTGTACGGCTTGCTCAACACGGCGATGAGCGAGGTGTCGGGGATCACAGAGGCCGTACGCGGCGGGTCGCCAGGCGCGAACACGTCGTGGGCGATGGTCGACCAACTGCAGGAGAGCGGCGCGGCGCCGATCCGGCTCAAGGTGCGTAACCTCGAGACGGGGATCGGGCGCATCGGCAAGCTGCGCGTGCAGTTGATCCAGCAGTACGATCGCGGCGATCGGCCGCTGCGCGAGCGAGTCGAGCGGCCGCCGCAGGTCTTCGGCGGAGCGGACGGCGACGAGCCGGTGGTCGTGCCGTCGGCTGGCATCGCTGAGGTGAAGTTCCGCGAGTACACCAACCCCGATCTGCAAGGGCCGGTCGAGTTCGGCGTTGTGCCGATCAGCTCGCTCTCGACCTCGCCGGCTGGGTTGTGGAATCGTTGGATGGACCTCTACAAGCTGCACCTGGTCGACCGGCGGTGGTGGCATCAGAAGTTCCGTCTGGACGGTTGGAAGACCGAGCTGCCGCGCATGGAGCGTCAAGACGCGATGGCGGCGCAGCAGAAGGCCGTCTCGAAGAAAAAGCCGGGGCCGGCACCGTCCAAGCCCGCGCGTAGCGCGAAGAAACCGCAGCCTCCCATCTCCAACATCCCAACGCGCGCAGCGCTCAGCTCGACGAGGTAGATCAACGTGGCGTATCTAGGACTTCTCGATCAGGTCGCCGGCGGTGCTCCCGCCGCTGGTGGGGCGCCGGCTCCGCCGGGCGCGCAGCTCGGCGCGCCGCCGAAGATGCCGGGCCTGCCGCCCGCGCCGACCGGTGTCGGGCCGATGCAGACCGGGTCGACGTCGACGACGGCGAAAGAGAAAGCGTCGGCTGCCGTCGCGGCGCTGCGCGAGCTCAAGGGCGACATCCCCGCGATGGGCCCGCAGATCGACGCGTGGATCCAGGCGATCGTCGCTGGCGGTAAGCCGGCCGGTGTTGCGCCGCCGGCACCGAGTGCGAACGAAGGCGTCGACCTCGCCGGCGGACTGTCGGCGACACCAGCTCCGGCGTCGCCGCCGCCGGGCGCGGACGAATCGTAGCGCGCACGTTGCGCGCGTGGTAGGATCGCGGCATGGCGCTCCCGAGTAAGACGCCCTGGGCGAAGCGGTCGACGAGGTTGTTTCACGGCGGTGCCGCAGCAGTACAGGTATCACGCATCGTCCAAGCCATCCGCGTCGAAAAGGACATCGGCAAGCACGACCCTGAGCGCTTCATCAGGGACACGACGAAGCTGACGGCGTGCGTGACGTGCGGCAAAGAGCGGGGCCGCAGCGCGATGGCGCCGGTCCAGGAGGGCCATCGGACCGTCGGGTTTCGGTGCAAGAGTTGCCCGTCGCCCAAAAAGCTGGCGCGTCAGATGGCTTCACCGAAGAAGGCCACGGTCCGCAGGAAGCCGCACGCCAAGCCGCTGCGGCAGCGGATCGACGACTTCTACAACGCTGAGCCGTAGGTTGACGCGCGCCGCGCCGCTGTGATAGGGTGCTCGCGCAGTAATCGGCACCGAACGCTGGGGCGCATCAGCTTCACCGAGTGACGAGAGGGACGCCTCAACGACTCCGCCCGTGACAGGGCGCCGCTTCGGCGGGTAGGTGGTAACCGGCGAAAGATCGGCCCGACCTGCGCGATCGGCGAAATGCGGCGGCGACGTGCGCCCGCCGATCAGGAAACGCCTCGTGGAAACGCGGGGCGTTTTCGTTTGCTCCGCCGGTGTGGGGATTCCCCCACGGGCGATTTGGTCGTCGCTCCTACTGTGAGGTCGCTGGGGCCCTCGGGCTCTGGACTACACAGGAAGGAGGATCGAAACGCACGTGAAGCATCGCAAAAGGCGCAAGCTGGCCCACGAGGTCGGCTCGAAAAAGGGCAATCGCGGCCTGCGACGTGGGCTCCGTCATCCCGGCCGCAAGGCATCTCGGAAGACGGAGCGCGCCGGGCATCGCAAGGTCAGCCGCAAGGCGACCCGGCGAGCGCGCCGCTAGCAGCAGCCAGAGCGCGGGGGCGGATTCGATCCGCTTCCGCGTCTCGCTGCTACGTGCAAAAGGCTCATGCCTGAAAAAGATTTGAAACCGCTCGGTCTGAACGGCGCGCCGCAACCGGCTGCGCCCGCGAGCGCTCCTTCCACCGCAGCGGCCGCAACAGCGGACGCTCCTTCGACTGCGACTCGTACTCCCGAAGATCTCGCTTTGGGCGGCGGCGACGACGTCGCTGCCTGGATCGCCGAGCATCCGGAGACGGACGAGTCGACCGCTGCGAGTACGACCGACGCGGCTCCCTCGGGATCGACCGTCACGCCGGCGAGCGCGAGTGCCGCGCCAGGCACCGCGTCGACGGCCGCTCCGGCTGCCGCCGACGCGGCGACACCGGACGCAACCGCCGCGGCCGCCGCTGCGGCAACGCCGGCGCCAAAGACGTTCGAGCCGACCGAGAAGTTCGCGCTCGCTGAGGGCGTCGAGTGGACGCGCGAGCAGGTCGTCGCCGGCCTGCAACAGCGCATCGCGTTCCAGAACGAGACGAAGGCGTACCGCGACGCGATCGGCCTTGCGCCGGACGTCGCCGCGCGATTGCTCACGCCGATCCTCCAGCGGCTCAAGAGCGAGCCGCAGACGGCCGCGTTCGTCGACGCGTACTTGGCCGATCCGGCGCGTGCCGAGTACCTCGGCAAGTGCCTCAAGTTCTACGACGACGAGAACGGCGCCGCCGCACCGACGCCGCCGGCTCAGCCGACGCAGCCTCCCGCCGCGCAGCTCGATCCGCAGACGCGACAGACGATCACCGAGTTGCAAGCGTGGAAGCGCGATCGCGACGCGACCGATGCGCGCGACCGGTTCAACCGCGAGCTCACCGACGCACAGACGACCTATCCGGTCCTCGCGACGAATCGGATGCTGCTTCAGCAGGTCGCTCTGTTCGCGAGCAATCTCGCCAAGAGCGACCCGAAGCTCGGCCTGCCCGACGCCGTCGCGCGAATGAAGGACATCCTCGAGGCCGTCCAGGCCCAAGCGAACGCTGCCGCTGCGAGCGGCGCCAGCACCGCGGCTCCGACTGCCGCGCCCGTTCCCGCGCTCCTGACGAGCCCGGGAGCTTCACCCACCAGCATGCGACCGGCGCCCTCACGCCCTGATCCCAACGTCGACCCAGTCGACGCGTGGATGTCGGGCGGCGCGGTCGCGGCCGGTTTCAAGTAAGGAGTAAAGCCCCGTGGCAACTGGGATCCCGTTCGTCAGCACTAGCGAAATCAACGCCTTCGTCGAGCGCAACCTGCGCACGTCGATCATCGACCCGGGCCAGTACGGCTCGGCCACGTGGCTCGGGTTCCTGCGCCACAAGAAGCGCATCGTGCTCGAGGACGGCGGCTCGATCATCTCGCAGCCGATCCTGGTCGCGATCAACGACACGGCGGTGACGTACTCGGGCGCCGACGTGCTGCCCAGCGACGCGCAGGAAGAGTTCAGCTCGTACGAGCTGCCCTGGAAGCAGGCGCAGGTGTCGGTCACCATCAACGGGATCGACAAGGCGCGCGTCTCGGGCAAGCGCAAGCAGCTCGACCTCGTCAAGAACAAGATCCAGTCCGCGTACCTGGCCCTCTACAACAAGATGGCCGCTCAGGTCTTCGCCAACGGCACGACCAACAGCGGCAAGGACTGGGACGGCTTCGCCGCCGGCGTCAACAACGCGTCGGGCTTCCAGGTGTACCTGGGCATCGATCGTCTGGCGAACCCGTGGTGGCAGGCCCAGGTCTTCAACCCGGGCACGCCAACCACGCTCTCGACCGCGTCGATGATGACGCTCTATATGCAGACGAAGACCGACGAGGAGACGATCCACGCGATCGTCACCACGAAGAATTCGTACGCGCTGTACTGGGCGACGCTCACCCCCAACGAACGCTTCGTCGACTCGACGCTCGCGTCGATGGGCTTCGACAACATCGCGTTCCAGGGCAAGCCGGTGCTCGAAGACAGCCACTGCCCGGCCGGCTACATGTACTACGTCAACTTGGATCACTGCCGCATGGTGGTGCACAAGGACGTGAACTTCCACTTCGACGGGTTCCAGAAGCCCGTCAACCAGGACACGGAGACGGGTCACGTCTTCGTCTACGGCAACTACGAGTGCCGCAAGCCCGCCTCAAACGGCTACTACGCGAACATCCTGAACGGCTAAGGAGAACACCGTGGCTTCCAAAGGCAACAGCAGCCAGAAGATCAACAGCGCGGTGAACGCCAAAGTCGGCGACATCGTCACCGCTGCAAAATCGCTCGCGCAGCCGGCCAGCTACGAAAACGGGGGCTGGCCGGCGCACAACTCGCTGCACATCAACAAGGGCGGCACGAAGAGTCGCGCGACCGAAGGCAAGGTAAAGTAACGTGGCCGTTCAGCAGACTACCGACGCCACCAAACAGAACCTCGGCTACAATCGGTCGGAGAACTCGTACCGCCCGCTCCCGGGTGTTGCGTATCCGATCGGCTTGATCGTGAAGTTCGCTTCGCTCGACCAGCAGGTCTGGGTCGACGAGAACATGGTCATCCCGGCGACGACTGCGGCGACGCAGCAGTTGCAGATCGGTGTCGTGTCCGATATGTGGGGCGGCTTCGGTCCCGCGTTCGGGTACACCGCGCCGCTCACGAACGCCCGCGGCACGTTCAACGTCGACGTCATCACGCAGGGCTATCACCCGGCGCTCTTGATCGACCAGAGCGGCACGGGCGCGGCGACGATCACCAACGAGACGCCGATCATCCCCTCGCGCGGCACCTCCGGGTACGGCATGGGCACGACCACCCCGGTCGCTGGCCTTGGCACGACGGCGGTCGCGATGCTGCCGGCCTCGGGCCTGTGCTCGAGCTTGACGGCCGCGGCGCTCGTCCAGGCGAGCTGCACCGACACGATCACCGGCGCCCCGGCGCTGAACGACGTCATCACCGTCACGGTCCAGATCCCGTACGTCACCGCGAACCCGGGCGTCGCGCAGACGCGTTCGGTCGCCACGACGCTGACCGCGGCGCAGGCCGTCTCGGTCACGACCGCGGCCGCAGCGGTGGTCGCCGCGTGCAACGCGGACGCAATCTACTCGCTGTACTACATCGCCTCGAACGTCGCCGGCGTCATCACGCACACCGTGGTGCAGGGCGGAACGTTCACGGTGAACTACTCGGGCACGTACAACGGCACGACCGTGGTCGTCTCGCAGTTCTCGTTCACGACCTCGGGCTCGGCGATGAACGGTGCGACCCACACGTCGGCCGCGGTCGGCGGGTCGGTGTCGACCGCGAGCGGTAACTTCGCCAACGGTACGGGCTACAAGGGCTCGATCCCGGCGCAGGTCGTCTAGGATGGCCGCCCCGGCGATCGACCTCTCCGCGCTCGAAGGGCTCGATCGCGAGCCCGCGACGCCCGGTGAGGTCAACGAGTCCCCGCGGCTGTGCCGCGTCACCCTCGCGAAGACGGCCACCGCGCCGATCGAGTTGCGGTGGCATCCCGGCAAGGGCACCGGCGTTCGCTCGAACGTCACGCTCAAGCCGGGCGAGAGCTGCGTCGATCTGCTCGCGAAGGTCGAAGTGTGGTTCGGGCCGTTCACCACGCCCGAGCGGTACGCGAACACGACCGACGAGCGCAAGCGCGAGGCGCTCCAGAAGTTCTGGCGCGTCGAGAAGAAGCGCGTGCTCGACCGGTACGACTATCCGCGCGTGGGCGGCAAGGACGGCGATATGACCCCGACGGGGCCGCACCGCTTTCCTGACATCACCGTCACGGTGATCGAGTCGGACGGCACCGAGATGGCGCCGATCTGCCTGCACGAGCTCTACCGGATCGGCGAGTTCGACACGGTCACGTTCGCGCAGGCCGAGTCGGCCGAGGACGTGCGCGCCGAGTACGAAGAGAAGCTCGCCGAGAAGGACGCCTCGCACGCCGCGACGATGGCTGAGATGCGTCGCGAGGTGTCGGCGCTGAGCGGCCAGCTCCAAGGCTTCATCGCTGGGCTCAAGGTGCCCGCGGCGAGCGCTGCGGGTGCGCCCGCCGTAGCGGCCGAGCCGACCGAGAAGATCGCGGTTCCTGCCAGCAAGGTGAAGTAACCGTGGCGACGATCGCGCGCGGCCAGGCGTGCCCCAACGACGGCACCTTGGTCACGTGCATCGGCGACGAGACGACCGAGTTGCTGACCGGGCACTGCCCGATCGACAACTTCCTGGTGACGCTGGTCAACACGGCCTACGTCGCGCCGGTCGCTGCGTCGGCCCAGCCCGTGTCGACGCGCGAGTTCGAGGCGCGCATTGCCGCGCTCGAAGCGCAGGTCGCGCCGATCGCGACGCTCGCGGCGTCGGTGACCGCGTTGCAAGAGCAGCTCTCAACGCTCGAACAGAGCCTCGCTGCCGCCGTGACGCCGCCGACGCCTGCGCCGGCCGCTACGGTCACGCTGGCGCCGCCGGCTGGGGGGACGACGGCGCCAGCACCTGCAGCCGATCCGACGACCGTAACGCCGACTGAGGGTGCTCCCGTTGGCGCGTAGCGGCGGTGACGACCAGCGTCGGCAAGACCCGGCCGGCGGCGCGCCGCAGCTCGCGCGCGAGGGCACGGGCGGCAAAGACGTGATCGTCTCGGGGATGCTCATGCGGGAGAAGCACACCAACGGCTACTTCGTCCCGCCGTCGCTCACGAAGGGCACCGCTAAGACCAAGCGCGGGCGGTAGGCCGTGGCGACCACGCCGGGCGCGATGTCGCTCTACGACCTGCAGTGTCGTATCCTGCACCTGCTCTTCGAGCCGGGGCCGGATACGACCGGGGTCGCCGTCATCCCGACGACGGGTGACTTCCCTGCGACGACGCTCACGCGGGATCTGAATATCTGGCTTGGGATGTATATCGGTCTGACCGGGATGGCCCCGGCGATGACCGACGTCGTGCAGACCGAGCCGATCGTCGCGGGTCTGGACTTCGCGTTGCCGGCGAACTGCGCGTCGCTCGTGCGCGTCGAGTACACGCCCGCCGGCCAGTATCCGTACACGCTGGTCGGCAAGTCGTTCGATGAGTTCGACTCGACGACGGGTGGCATCGTGCCGCCGGCGACGGGCCAGCCGTACTACTACCGCCAGCCGTTCGGCGGCCTGATCCGGATGCAGCCGCAGCCGGGCCCGGGGAACGCTGGGCAGGCGCTCGCGACGCTCACGCTCTCGGGTACGCCGACGGCGGGCAACCAGGTCACGGCGACGCTGGCGTACGGAGCGCTCAACGTCACGACGACCCCGTACACCGTGCTTTCGACGGACACCCTCGCGTCGATCGCGACGGCGCTGGCGGCGGCGATCAACGCGTCGAGCGCGGTGAGCGGGGCGCAGGCGTTCCTCGCCACGGCGACGGTGCCGCTGGACGGGCCTACCGTGCAGCTCACGTCGCTCGCGACGGGTACGGGCGGCAACGCGATCACCGCGTACGGGACCGTGACCGGCAGCACGCTGCAAATCTCGCCGACGATCGCGACGGCGCTGGCCGGCGGTGGCGTGCCCGACGAGATCACGATCTACTTCGAATCGCTCGGATCGATCCTGGTCAACCCGACGGATATGCCGGGGATCCCCGCGCAGTTCAACATGGCACCGGCGTACGGGTGCCTGTCGGACTATTGGCTGCGCAAGGGCGATCTGGCGCAGGCGAAAGCGTACGAGGGGAAGTTCGATCGGCTCGTGCGCCTGGGCAAGCAGTACGTCTTCGATAACGATCGTTCGACGCAGCCGACGCTCGCGGGCGAGGACGTCGACGTCAACTACGCAGATGGGATCGTCGGGTAGTGGGGGACCTCCAGCGCGGCAAGCGGTACGCACGGCGGCAGTTCTCTGGGCTGCTCGACGAGTCGCTCTCGCCCTCGCGCAATCCGGGCCTGGTGATGGCGCAGAACGTTGTCTACCGGCGCTTCGGCGCGGTCGGCAAGCGCACGGGGACGTCGTCGTACGGCGCGCAGTTCAGCAGCTCGCCGATCGTCTCGGGTGTGCGCTGGTATCGCGCGCAGCCATCGGCGCTCAAGCAGATGATCCTGCAGACCGCCGATGGCAACCTGTGGGTCGGCAACGACATCACCGGCGTGTGCACGAACATCGGCACGCTGGCCGCCGGGGCGACCCCGGCGTTCTTCGCTGCGGCCTACGATCCGGCCGAGAGCGGCGTTTCCGGCACGCCGGCGTCGGACATCCTGATCATCGCGTACGGCTCGGGACCGCCGATGAAATGGGACGGGACGCATCTCACGCAGCTCAACTCGTCGATCGCCAATCACTTTACGGGCTGCTGTTTCTGGCACAACCACGTCTTCTTGTGGGGCGATCCGAACAACCCTGACACTGTCTTCGCGACGGACTTGGGGAACCCGGAGAGCTACGTCTTCTCGACGTCGTACGGCGGCTATCTGATCGGCCAGGGCGACGGCGATCCGACCGTGCAGGTGTGCGTGCCGCTCGGGCCGACGCTTGCAGTCTTCAAGACGAGCTCGGTCTACGCGATGGCGGGCTACGATTTCTACGCCGGCGACTATCAGTTCCAGCTTGCGCCGTGGTTGAGCGACGCCGGCACGACCGCGCCGCACAGCGTTGCCGTGGTGCGCGGGACGCTGGTCTTCTGGAACGGCCAGAGCTTCTACCGCCTCTTTCCCAATGCGCTCGAGGCGATCAACATCGGGCTGCCGCTCTTGCAGTCGACGGCGCTGATCGCGCAGGGCAACCAGTCCTTAATGCGCTCGGTCGCCGGGGACTTTCTCGTGCAGACCGCGGGCGGCTATCAGAGCTACACCGGGGTCTACTTGTGCGCGGTGGACAGCGGGGACGGCGCCGCCGACGAGATCTGCGTCTACGACGACGACGCGACGCAGTTCGCTGGGAAGCCGGCGTGGACGAAGTGGGCGGGCCTCACCGTTGGCGCGCTCGTCCCCTGGGGTGGCCCTGGCGACTTGAAGCTGCTCTACATCGGCAGCGGCCTTGCTGGGTCGGCGGCGCTCTTGGGTGGCAGCCCGACGGCGGACGTCGGGACGACGCCGATCGACGTCGTCGTGCAGACGGGTCGCGACACGGGTGGCAACGACGAGACGATCAAGAACGTCGGCCAGCTCTATCTCAACGTCGAGAGCACGTCGGCGACGTTTGTGATCGAAGTCGTGACCGACCAGCTTTCGACGTCGGCCACGACGCAAGTCGTCGACGCCGTCACGGGGATCCCGGCCGTGGTCGGCACGGCGGTGGTCGGAATCGCCCAAGTCGGTCCGCTCATCTCGACGCAGTACCAGAGCTCATCCGCCCCGATCGAGCCTTCCCTGCGCGGGCGAAACTTTCAGTTCCAAATCAGCGAGTCGTCCGCGACCTCGGCCTACGAGATCGTGGAGCTCGCGTATTACATCGAAGCAGAGGAGACGCTACGCCGGTGAAGACCTTAGCTCGTTTCGTCCTGTCTGCGGCGTTCATCGCCGCGGCGTTCATCGGTGGTGGGGCGCGCCCGGCGCTGGCGGGGGCGTCGTGCAGCGTTGCGCACGTCTTCGTGACGGGTGAGACGCTGATCGCGGTCAACCTCAACGCCAACCCGACGGCGATCGTCGCGTGCATCAACGCGCTCAAGGTCGATAACACGAACGTCGGGCCGGCCGGCTTCTACGCTTCGCAGATCATCCCGACCACGACGGCGCAGGGTACGTTCGGGCCCAGCGGCTACACGATTCCCAGCGGCGCTGCAACGCAGACGCCCCTCACGCTCACGGGCTACACGACGCAGACGGCTGACCTGCTCGACATTTACACGAGCTCGGCGTCGACGACGGCGCCAGCGTTCGCGATTTCGGCAGGGGGCGGGACGCTGCTAAACGGCGACTGCCCGCTTTCGTGGTTCGGCGCCGTCGCGAACGGTACGACCGACGCATCGGCGGCGTGGGCCGCTGCGTTCGCCTTGTGGCAGACCGGTTTCTGCACGTCGATCAACGTCGACAGCGGGACGGGAACCTATCTCGTCGACAGCGCGATCGTGCCGACGACGAGCACGACGATGCCGCGACTGCGCATCCACGGGAACGGGCCCGACGTCACGCTGAACTCGTCGGGTCAAACCGGCATCACCTGCGCGCTCGACCTGCGCTACACGGGCGCGGACGGGCTCAACTCGGCGAAGATCAACTTCTACGCGTCCGGCAGCGTCGAGTTCGACCACCTCTCGATCTGCGACAAGGCGAGCCCGGGCGATCACCTGCCGTTCGTCGAGCAGACGTACTCGACTGTCTATGGCCACGATCTGTCGTTCTGGGGGGATGCGACCCAGGTCTGCAACACCACGCTAGGGACGGGCTGCCCGACGCAAGACGGGATCTATTTGGGAAGCCAAGGGGCACTCGCGTCGAGCGTCAACATCACGTCTAGCTCGACGACGCTCACGATCGGTGGCGGCGACCAGCCCTTCACATCGGCGATGGTCGGCTGGACGATCGACTATCAGCAGACCCCGACGTCGACGCCTTACAACGCGACCATCGCGACGTTCGTCTCGTCGACGCAGGTCACGCTCTCGGCGGCCGCGACAGTCACTATCACCAACGGGGTATCCTCGACCCACCCGTACACGCCCGCCGGCGCGGCGTCGCCGTTCGTGCAGACGCGCTGGGCGTCGCTCCAGGGCTACCGGACGAGCTGGGTCAACGTCAAGTTCGCCAACATCCGTCGCGGTTTCACCTGGGGGGCCGGCGCAAACAACGTACTAGTCGACAACGTCCTGTTCGATACCACCTGCGGAGATCTGACCAGCGGCTACACGTTCGGGGGCGGCTCGGCGTTTCTGTTCCCCGATATCCCCGGCGCCGGGCAGATCGCGGGAAACATCATCCGCGACTCCTACGTGGAGATGCCGGGGTATCGTTACGCCGTCTATGTTGGTGGCTACGCGGACGCTAACAAGATCACCGGGGTGAGCGGCTACGATATAGGCGCGCTGCAAGTCGCGATGGTCCACTATTCGAACGGCAACGCCTACGGAAATCAGGTCACCGCAGGGCTGGCTGTCAAAGGGAATATCCCGTACATCGACCCGAGCGGTGGGAACGGGCAGTTCAACACGTTCTTCGGTGGGGTGACGAACTCGGGTTCCTCGACGTACGCCTTCCAAGAGAGCCAGCTCACCCCGTTCAACGTCTACCTCGGCAACACGACGCAGGCGTTCTACGCGTACGGCACCGGGAGTGGCGTCGGCTTTGAGATGCAAGATAACGCGACCAACGGCGCCAACCTCGGCTTCTCAGTCTCGAACTCGCACAGCTACAAGATCATCGACGACACGGCTAGTCAGACGCTGCTCACGCTCAACGACACGTACGCATCGTCGAACCCTGGTGGGCTCAGCCTCAACTTCGCGGGCGCGCAGTTCGTCGCCCAGACCCAGTCGGCGACCGGATCGTCGCCATGCAACGGCGGATACGCGTATCTCAACGGCGTCGTGAATCTCACGGGCTCGGGCGTGCCGACGTGCTCGGCCTCCAACGGCTCGACCTACTCGAACTACGCCGGCGGGCCAGGCGCGCGCTTCTACCTGAACACCACGGGCGCGACCTCGGTCGGCACGACCTGGACGGCGGAGTGGTGAGTGCTTCACCGACGTCGTCGACACCGACGCCGAGCTCCGCAGGGCTGACTTCAGGGTCGCTCGCGCAGCTCGTCTCGAAGCTCAAGCCGTTCTTCGCGCCGCTCGCGGCGATCCCGTGGTTCTTCGCCGGCGGCCAGCGGCCGTCGACCGGCCAGCGTGCAGGAAGCGGAGTCTACCTCCTCCCGGGCGCCGTCGCGGTCGGGACACCGACGGCCCTGCCGCACAAGCTCGGCCGCACCCCGGTCTGCGTTCGGATGGTCGATAACGGGGTCACAGCCGAGCCGCTGCTCCAGGTGACGGCCCGTTCAGCGACCTCGGTGACGGTCGTTCCGACGGTGAACGCGCTGGACGCGAACTCGATCTTGTACCTGGGATAGCGCCTGGGGGATTCCCCCACTTCCGGGGCGCTTGCGCTCCGTAGGGTGGGCGCATGGTGGCTGACTGCGCTCGGCATCGCGGCATCGAAGAAGTCCCGGCGGTCTTGATCGACGCGCTGCACATCGCGGGGCTCTTGCCGACGCTCGCGCCGCAGATCGCGGCGCTGGGCCAGCGGGGGACGCCGCGCACCGCGGATCACGACGAGGTCGCGAACATCCGCTGGCTGATCGCGTGGCAGCGTGAGGTCGCCGTGGGTGTCGCCGCGTACCGTGACGTCTTCGATCCGCACACCTCAGCGACGGTGCGCGAGGTCGTGCATATCGCCGGCTCGCGCCGTGCGGTGATCGAGCTGGGCCGCTATCTCATCGAGGGCACGCGAACGTACGGCTTGCCGCTTGTGGCGACCGTCGACCGCGACAACGAGGCGATGCGCGCGGTGATGGCGTGTCTCGGTATGGTCGCCGAGCGCGTGACGTACGCGATCGGAGGCGAGCGGTGAGCATGGCCGACATCGACCGCGCTGCGCTCGAGGGCGCGCGCAATCGCCCCGTCATCGTCGCGAAGTTCATCGGCAACGCGCTGAACGGCCTGTTCGGCAGCGGCCAGGCCACCGGCAACAACCAGCAGTCCGAACAGAACACGCAGACCGCGATCGATCAGGTGCAAGGGGCGAAGGCGTCCGACATCGCCGACTATCTCAACCAGGCGAAGACGCTCGGTCCCGATCCCGCCTTGCAGGATGCGAACCTGGGCCCGGTGATGGCGGGCGCGCCGACCGCGGCGTCGGTGCCGACGACGACGATGCCGTCGCTAGGCGTCGGCGCGTCGGGCGCTCCTGCATCGGCGGCCCCGCCGATCGGAGCGCCCCCAGCCCGGCGCAGCGCGCCGGTCGCCGCGCGCAGCAACGGCGCGGATCCGAACGGGTCGAACGCCGCGTATCTCGCGCAGCTGCTCGGCCTTGCCCAGCCCGCAGCCGGCGCACCACCGCCACCGCCGACGATCTGAGCGGCAGCGATGTACTACGATGGCTCGGAGACGGAGGCCGAAGACCCCTTCGGTATCGCCCCGATCGAGTCGGGAGCGCCGGTCGCGCAGGTGGGCGACGGCACGAGCACAACCGCCACGGGTAACGCGGGCGCGGGGCTCGTTGGGAACCTGACGCAGGCGCTGCAACAGCCGGCGACGACGGCAGCGACGGCAGCGACCACGCCTGCGTCGACCGCTCCGTCGACGTCCGGCATCTCGCCGAACAGCGTTGCGCAAGTGGCGCCCGCGACGCCGTACTCGAACGTTGCGCTCGCCGGACCGAACTCCGCCGCCGGCACGGTCGCGCAGGTCGCGCCGATCACGGCGGCGGGCCCTGTGGCCCAGGTCGCGGCTTCGCCGACGGACGCACAGTACGCGCAAATCCTCGAGCAGTCGTACGCGCCGCTGTTCCAACAGCAAGACCAAACGACGGCCGAAAACCTTGCGGGGATGGGCATCCTGGACTCCGGCGCCGCGAGCAACAGCTTGCAGAACCTCGCCGCCCAGCAGGGCGCGACGCTCGCGTCCGGGGAGCTCTCGGAGATCCAGCAGGGCCAGCAGGAAACCGCCGCGGCGAACCAAGCCAATGCCGCTGCGGCCAACTCGCAGACGCAGCAGCTCACCGGCCTGAACGCCGGCGCGCAGACGACGAACGCGGGCGCCCTCAACTCGTTGCTCTCGCAGCTCACGGGCGAGAACTTCTCGACCGCGCAGGGCAATCAGAGCGCTGAGAACACGCTCAACGAGCTGCTGACGGGCGAGCAGTCGAGCAACGACGCCTTGAACGCTAGCGCGCTCAACAGCTACAACAGCCAGCAGGTCGGCGACACGCAACAGAACTACATCACGATGCTGCAAGAGCTCGGCGGCCTCGAGGGCTCGGGACTCAGCGCGGTCGGGTCGATCGCGAACACCGGCTCGAGCAACGCGCAGAACTCGTATCTGACCGGCGAGCAGAACACCGAGAACAACGATAACCAGCTCTTCGACGCGCTGCTCGTGGGAGCCGGCGCCTAGGATGGCTGGATGGGGCGCGCTCGGCGCGGCGCTGGCTGGCGCAGCGACCGGTGTCGCACAGCGCAATCAGAACCGCCAGAAGCGCGCGGAAGAGCAGTCGCAGGACGCCGAGTACCGGCGCGAGTTCGACGTCGACGAAGACCTGCGTCGGCAGCAGCTCGCGGCCGAGAACGCGGCGCGCGCTGCTGCGGCCGGGAGGACCACGGCCGACACGTCAGCGGCGAACGCTCAGGACGCGGCCAACAAGGCGTTCCGCTCGAAGCTGCAGCTCCCGGCGGGCTGGGCGCGGATGCCCGATAGCGACAAGATTTCGTACTTGCAGAAACGTCAGAACGCGGCGCTCCAGGCCGGTGACTCCGAGACGGCCACGGCGACGCAGCACGAGATGGACGGGATCGCGCTGGGCACGCAACGCGAGTCGACGGCAACGCTGAACACCCAGGGGAGACTGCCAGAGGCGAAGGCGCACGTCGGCCTCTACGAGGCGCAGGCGGCGGCGGCGCGCGACTTGCCAGCGCGTGCGCGTCAGATCGCGGCCGGCCACGACGCGGCGTCGCTGGCGCGCGCCACGGTCGAAGCTAATAACCGCACGGAGCTCGCGCACTACCAAGGCAACGTGCGCGTCGGGCTCGCGCAGCTCACGGCGGCGTATCACCTCCAGGGGATGAATTACGAAGCGGCGACGAAAACCGCGATCGATCAGTTCAACCAGGACTCGCAGACGTACCGCCAGCAGACCAGCGCGCGCAACGCGTTGCTCGATCCCAGCGCGGCGGCGGGCGCGGTTCAGCCGCAGCTCATCATGCCTTCCTCGCCGTCGATCACGGTCAACGTTCCGCAGGGCGGCGGGAGCCTCATCGGGCCCAACGGCGAGTTGACGCCGGCCGCGCAGACCTACCTGCGCAGCCTGCTCCGCGGCGGTGGGAACGCTAGCGGTGGTGGTGGTGGTGGCGGCGCGGGTGCTCAGCCGGCGCAGGTCACAAGCGAGGTGCAGCGTGCGCAGGCGGCGATCAAGAACGGCGCCGATCCGGTGAAGGTGCGCGCGCTCTTGCGCCAGCGCATCGGCGACGCAGCATACGCGACGAACGCCGCATCGGTCGGCGACACATCCGCCGCCGCGCCGGTGCGCCGCACGCTGCCGCCGCTGCCGGTTCCGCGCCAGCCTGCGATCAGCGGCATCAGCCCGTACTTGCTGCCGGGGCAGTAGCCCGTGGCCGACGATCCGTACGCGGCGCTGGTCCCGCACGCGAACGCCGACCCGTACGCGGCGCTGACGCCGAGCCATCATGCAGCGGACCCGTACGCCGCACTCGAGCCGCCCCACGGCGTTCACCACGTCGAGGTGGCGAGCGACGCGCAGGGCAAGCCGCGGCGCGCGAGCTTGTTGCGCAGGGTCGGCGAAGAGCTGAGCGTCCCCCTTTCGCTCGGCGGTGCAGCGTGGGAATCGGTCCCGCGCGGACCGCTGACGGGTTGGATGAATTGGGCGGACCACCCGACCGGAAACCACCTGGCACGCGCGGTCGACATCTTGCGGCACCAGGGACCGGCGGCGCTCAACGCCGAGTACGATCCGGTTTCAGACGCAGCGCTGACGCGTGAGGGCGTCGATCCGCAGACCGTGAACCCGTACTTGCGGGCTGCTGCCGAGTTCGCAGGGCAGTGGTACAACCCGGGCAACCTCGCCGCCGGCCGCACAGCGGGCATCCTGCTCGGCGGCCTATCGAAGGGCGTGCGCGCGGCGCGCGCTGCATCGCCGGCTGTCGACGCGGCGGCCAGCGCGGCCGAGAACGTGACGACCAAGCCGCTGGGGCGCGCGACGCGTGCGGTCGGACACGCCGCCGGCGCCACCGCAGGGAAGGTCGTGCGAGCCGCGGAGAAGGTGCCTGGTGTTGGCCCGACGATCGCCGCGTCCCGCGCGTTCGTCTCGCGCTACGCGCCGCTGCGCGAGCGCGGCGGGACGCGATACGTCGGCGCTGGGCTCGCTGCTCAAGCTGCACCGCAGCACGCCGAGGCGCAGGTCATCAAGGACACCGCCGCACGCTTCGGCGGCCTAACGCGCGCGCAGAAGATCGAGGTGCAGCGGCTCTCGTACGTCGACGCCGACGGAGCACGGATCGCGCAGCGCAACCCGTCCGTTCCCGAGCCCAGGCGCGGCCTCTCGCTCGAGGCGCGCGGCGCCGGCGTGCGCGCCGACTTCCAGAAGGATGACGTGCTGCAGGATCAGCTCCAGATCCGCAGCGAGGATCGCGGCGAGCTCTACGATTCGGGGACGTTCTACCCGATGCGCGAGCGCGGCCGGCCGGTTTACGACGAACGCGCGCAGTCCGAGGGCGATCCGCTCGCACGCGGTGAGGTCAACGCTGTCGACGCAGAGGGTCGTCTGGTGCGTCGGCGCGGCGCGTTCTCCGCCGGGGTGACCAAGGGCGGCCACAAGCTCAACGACACGATCCTAGGGCACGAGGACGAGCTGCACCCCGAGTACGATCCAGCGCATCAGTACCAGGTGCACCGGATCGAGTCGAACCGCGCGATCGCAAACGAGCTGTCCCGGCGCGACCTCGAGCACGTGCCGCTGACCGACCAGGCGACGGGCGAGCAGCGGTGGTGGACGCAGCCGGGTACCGAGACGCGCGAGGCGCTCGCCGCCCGCGTGCCGCTGCGCTACGCGCTCGAACGCCCCGGCGGCGATATCGCGCTCGGCGGGGGTGAGGAGGGGGCGAAGAACCTGCAGCGCTACGTCGAGGCGACGGCGAGCGCGCGGGCCAAGGCCGCCGCGCGCCAGGACCCCGCGATCGCCGCGCTGGCCGACGCGCACGGGATCAACCCCGCGGAGCTGGGGACGCGCCGCGTCGTCGCGCGCAGTATGGCGCCGTACGATGCGCGTCTTGCGGCCTCGCGTGGTGCACAGACGCAGATCGCCAAGCTTGCGACCAAGGCGACCCAGGACGTCGTTCGAAGCGCCCAGCAGCGCGCGAAGGACCTCGCCAAGACGCTCAATGGGCTCGACCGGGTGAAGCAGTCGCTCATGCTCGGCAACGACGCGCTCGGTACCGCCTTGCGGGAGAACGGCACGCTGCGCGAGGCGCTCGCGAGCAACGTGCAGAGCCAGCGTGAGGCCGCGAACGCGGTGCTGACCGAGTTGCAAGACGCTCGTGCGTCGATCGCGGCGCAGCGGCCTGGGAACGTGCGCGACGTGGCCGGCGGGATGGCCGAAGAGCACGCTATCGCGCAGCAGCCGTTTTGGGATGCGCTGCAGCAGGTCGGCGGCAAGATCGTCCCCGACGTCGTGTGGGACGCCGGCAAGAAGAAGTTCGTGCTGGCCGGCGAGTTCGCGGGGATGCCGCGCTCGTTACTTGCTCCCCTCAAGGCGATTCCGAAGCCCGACGAGGCAGGGCGCGCGCTGGGCAACCTCGACCAGGTCACGGCGATCGTGCGCAAGACGCACCCCGATATCACCGATTCCGAGGTGCGCGAGTTCTTCACCAGGCACCCGCGACCGCCGCGTGCCGGTGATTTCGCCGACGACGCGCGCGAGCGCGTGCTGGCCGAGGTGCTGCCGAAGTACCGCAACGCCGGAGCCGATCAGATCGAGAACCTGCGTCGCGACCTGCAGGCGGCGCGCAAGGGCCGCGATGTCGCGGCCGGGGCAGAGCGCGGTGCGCGCAAGGCGACCGGCTCGCTCACCGGCGCGATCGCGCAGATGCGCACGGCGGCAGCTCGGGCGTCGGGCGCCTCGGGTGCGATCGATGCGGCCGGCGACGCCCTGCGTGGGACCACGGTGCCAACGGGCGGCGAAGCGGCGGCGCTCGAGCGGATCGGCGCGCTCGATCGCAAAGCGCGCGTCTCCCTCGACGCGCAGCGGCGAGCTGCAGACGAAGTGCGCAACCGCGGCGAGGTGGCGCAGGCGTTCCGCAAGACGGCCGACCGGTATTACGCCGAGGTCTACGACACGGTGAAGCAGCGCGCGGAGGCCTCGGCGATCAAGATGCCCGAGGGGTACGTGCGCGAATCTTCGCTCGGCCTGGCGTCGCCGTCGGGCCGCGAGATGGCGCTGGACGATTCGTTCGCGCAGTTCTTCAAGGGCGCGGAGCGGTTGAGTCCGCGCGAGACGGAGCAGGCCGGCGCGCTCTGGCGCGCGTTTCAGGTGCTCAACCGGCTGGCGCGCGCGTCGATCGTGCTCATGCCCACGGTGCACGGGATCAACAACGAGGGGATGCATTACCTCGCCGAGGGCGCTGAGTTTGGGGCGACGCCGGAGCGTATGGCAGCGATCTTGGCCGGCCGGGTGAAGTTCGCCCCGGAGCTCGAGGCGCGCGCCGTGAAAGCCGGTGCGGTCAACGAGTACGCGCATCGCGCCTTCGGCGGAGCGCTGGGCGAGACGAGCGCGCACGCCACGACGACGGCTGCCGGTGAGCTCGCGGGCGAGATCGGGGCGAAGGCGGGGCCGTTCGCCGGCGTCGTCAAGCCGGTCGCGCGCGCCGCGATCAACCTCGAGCGCGGCGTGACGATCCCGGAACGCATCGGCGGTCGGGCCAATATCCCCGGGAAACCCGGGACCACCCAGACGCACACCGGTACGCTCGGTACGACGACAGTGACCATCGGCGCGACGCCAGAAATCCCGGCGCGGTTGGGCGTGAAGATCCCGCTGCTCGGCGGCAAGTCGTTCGGCTACCAGCCGATGAACGAGTGGCTGTGGCAGAACGCCGAGCGTGGGTACGCGATCGATCTGTTCGACCGGTTCACCAAAGCCGGCATGAGCGACGACGCGGCGGCGATCCGCGTGCGCAACACGCTCGGGAAGTACGGCGACATCTCACCGCGCGAGATCCAAGCGAACCTCGACCGGCTGTTCTACTTCTTGCCGTGGATGAAGACGGTCGTGCCGTTCTGGACGCGCAAGGGAATCATCGATCCGAAGTGGTGGGAGGCGCCCGAGCGCGCGATCGAGGTCAACAACCAGGCGCAGGGGTACGACGACCCGTCGCGGCCGTTCACCGCGACGCTGGGGCGGCGCAAGAACGGGGACTTCCGACGGGTCGTGGTGCCGCTGCCGCAGCGCGTGCTCGAGCCGGTAGCCGCGCTGGCACGTCTGCCCGTCGACGTCGCGCACGGCGACTTCCAGGGCGTTCGTGAAGACGCTGCCGCGCCGGTCAACTACGTCGCCGGCCACGCCAGCCTACCGCTCTCGTTGCTCCTGGACGCGCTCCAAGCCGCGCAGGGCGGTGGCCGTTCGGCGCTGCCGCCGTGGAACACGTTCGCGTCGAACCCCCAGGACCCGGGCTGGAAGCAGGCCGCGGCGATTGCCGGCAAAGCGGCCGGCCACGTCCTGGCGCCGATCGAGGCCGCCGGCCGGGTGGCCGACGACCCGCTGGGCGGCGCGACGACCTACGTCACGGGCGGCTTCCCGTACGGCGTCGAGCCCGCTGAGAAGAAGCGCGCCGAGCACGCGGTGCGCGTCGAGTTCGGGCCGCTGATCAAGGCGGCGCAGACGGCGAAGAACCAGCGCGCGGTCGATCGGCTCATCGCGCAGCGGGACGAGGCGCTGCGGGCGGTCGACGCTCGGTTCGTCCAGCGGTAAGCGCCTGGGGATTCCCCCACACGCGGTTCTTGCCAGCGCGCGAGCATGGGCCCGTGAGGCTGCGAGGATGGCCCCTCGCGGGGCGCTGTGACCTAGATTCGGGTGCCGGTCATGCCGGGGTCAGATGATGACGAGGAGAGCCTTGAACGCGCGTCGCGTCATGCCCTCGAAGGCCGTATGCAGTTCGCCACCGTGGAGGCGTTGGGTAGGTTGACGAGCGCGGTTCAAGAGGTCAAAGGCCAGCAGAGCGCCCTCGCCGTCGCGCACGAGGCGGTTGCCAAGAAGGTCGACTGGATCTACGGCACGATCGTCGGCGCGGTCACCGAGGATGGTGAGCCGCGTCCTGGCATCCTGCTCGTCGTCTCGCAGTTCCGTCGCGGCATTACGTGGGTGATCGCGCTACTCGGGGCGATCTTCGTTTCCGTCGCGACGCTCGCGGTTGAGAGCGCGCTGCACATGGGTCCGCACTGATGGACTTCGTCGCATTCAAGTCCTCGGCGAACCCTGCCGTCGGGGCGCTTGCGCCGCCGATCAACGCTGCGGCGCAAGCTGCGCAGATTCCGCCGTGCCTGCTCGCCGCGATCGTGGCGCGCGAAACTGGCGGCCGGAACATCCTGCAGATCGGCGTCGCGCCCGGACCGGGTTGCGGCTGCGGGCTGTGTCAGATCACGGCCGGCGTTTCGTGGGCGTCGATCACGAATCCGACGTACGAGGGGTACCCGCTCCTGGTCCCAAGCGAGAACCTGCACGTCGCGGCGGTGTTCTTCCTCGCGCCGCTCTTGGTCAGCGCGCAGCGCGCGCAGACCGAACGGCCAGGCGAGTTCGCTGCATCGTGCCGAGGCCAGGTCGTCTTCGCCGTGGCCGCTGGCTACAACGCCGGATGGGGAAAGGTGCAGCTCGCGATGCTCGAGGGCGTCGACGCCGACACGCAGACGACCAACGGCTACGCCGCTGACGTCCTCTCGCGCTACGAGGCGTTCGTCGTGGAGTCGCACGCATGAAGCTCAACCAGCAAGACGTCGCGACGGCGCTCGTGCTGTTCGTCGCCATCGGACAGTGGGCCGCGAGCCCCGCGTTCGTGCAGATGCTCAACTCGATCGCAAGCGATCCGTGGCCGGTGAAGATCTCGACGATCTTCGCTCTGCTCGGGAGCGTTGCTGCGCTCGTGCTCGCACGTCTCACCCCAAACGGCGGCACCGAAGCCGTCCCCCCTCAGTCAGCGGGCCAGGGCCCGCAGGAGAAGTAACCACCGTGGCAACCGAAATCGGGTCCATCGCGGACGTCTTCGTGTCCGCTCTCGAATCCCCAACCGTTCAGGCGACGTTCACCGCGGCGATCGCGGCTGGCGAAGTCCCGCTCGAAACGCTCGCCGACAACGCCATCGCCAACCTCAAGGCTTCCGGCGTCGCCGGCATCGTCATCAGCGCTGCGAAGGGCACGGTCGAAACCGAGGTCAACGCAGAGTTCGCGAAGCTGCCGCCGGCGACGATCGCAGCGTTCCTGACGTCGCTCGCCGTGGCCGAAGCGAAGAAGCTCGGCGGCTGATCGTGCTGCGCCGCCTTCGGTCGCTGCCGCAAGAAGCGCTCGTTCTCGTTGCGCTCCTCGTCAGCGTGCCGATCGCGGCGTACGCGGCGAGCAACTTCCCCGCGCCGTCGTTCAACCAAGTCGGCGCGGGCGAAACGTCCGGCGGTGCGGCGCTCTTGCCGCAGAAGATGGACGCCGACGCCGATGGCGTCACCGGGCACGCCGTCGCCGATACCGCCGCGAGCGGCACCGGCACGCTCTACATGACGGCGGCGATCGACACGCAGAACGTCACCGCGTCGATCACGACCGCGACGACGACGCAGGTTGCGGCCGGGACCTCTGGTCAGAACCTCTACGTGTTCTACGCGGGGTTCCAGTCGACGGCGACCAACTCGTCCGACACCGTGATATGGGAGTACGGAACGGGCACGAACTGCGGCACCGGCACAACGTCGCTCTGGGGCGGACAGATTCTCACACCGCAGACGGCGGCTGGCCTTACGACCGCGGCCTTTGCCGGTGGCGGGCGCAACGGCAACGGCGACGCCGTGATCCCGGCGGCGAACCCGTACATCCTGCCGGCCGGCGTCTCGTTGTGCGTCGTCACGGCCGGCACGACGATCGCCGGCGTCGGCGTGGCGCTCACCGCCAAGCACTAGTAATGGCCGCGAATTGGATCAAGAGCGCCGTCAAGCGGCCCGGCGCGCTGAAGCGCAAGGCCAAGCGGGCTGGCCTGAGCACTGCGGCGTACGCGCGAAAGCACGCGCACGATCCCGGCCGCACGGGAAAACAGGCGCGGCTCGCGCTCACCTTCCGCAAGATGGCGCATAAGCGCAAGCCTTTCTGGAAGCGTAAGCGCGTCGGGAAGCGAACGGCTAAACGACGCACGCGGCGCTGAGCGTCGGCGCGAACGCTCGGTAGGGCGCCAAGATCGGTTCAGTCATCACCGCCGGCCAGGAGACGCTGACGGTGCCCCAGCGGTGATCTTCGTCGCGTGCGACGATCGGGTGTGAGCCGACGGCTGCGCACAGCGCGCGGTTGAGCAGGTTGCGCTGGCGGACGCTGGCACGTTCGTAGTGCTCGCGGTACCGCGCGAGCGCCGCGCCGACGTCCACGATCGTTGCGGCCGCCTGATCGAGCTGCGCGAGTTCGCCGCGCACGACGTCGCGGCGCAGGTAGAGCTCCGCTTCGTCTGCGTCGATCGCGAGGAGCGCCTTGCGGGCCTGCGCGACGACGCGCGGCTCGGCGTCGGCGAGGAAGTCCAGCGCGCGCGAACGCCGCGTCGCTAGGGCCGCCTCGTCCTGATCGAGTCGAGCGCGCGCTCTTTCGAGCCGCCGGCGGCGCACCTTGGAATCGCCCTGGCCGGCGGTCGTGCGGCGCGCGTGCGCGTCGACGTCAGCGGGGTCGACCTCGAGCGCGGCCAAGAGCTGGTCCCAGGCGCCGGCGATCCGCGAGACGCGGATGTAGAGGGTCGGGTGGCGTGCCCCCAGGGTGTTGCCGGCCGACTGGCAGACGAGGTTCATCTGCGGCGGCTGAGCGGCCTGGCCGTAGCCGAGCTGCTCCCCCATAAGCGCGTTCTTGGGATCCACGCCCATCGCGACGCACCGGCCGCAGGCGAAGACGCCGGTGAATTCGTGGTCGTGCAGCCGGTAGAGGCCGTGGCGCGTCTCGCGGGTCGCCAGGAGCGCGCGGATGGCCGCGGCCGTCTGGGCGGACCGGACGCCGGCGAGCTCGTAGGACGGGTTTAAGAGGGCCTTGCGTAGGCCAGGACGGCTCTTCCAGGCGCCGGGTACCTCGGAGTCCAGCCAACGCAGGATCGCCAGCGGTGACTCGCCCGCAAGGTAGCGGCGGTCGATCTCGGCGACGATGCCGGCCTGGGGGCTCGGCGCGAGCCGATCGCGGTCGGCGGGATCGCGTTGCAGGCCGAAGGGGGCGCGCATCGTGAGGGTCGCGCCGCGCTCGCGCCGGCCTTGCATCGAGCGCTGGCGGCGCACGCGGATGCGCTTGGCCTCGGCTTGAGCGGCGATGATCTCGTCGCGGAAGCGGATGTAATCGGGGGAGTCGTAGGTGATGATGTCGGGCGGATCGTCGCGGTCCCACTCCAAGGGCCAGATATTGATCCCGTGCTCGCGCAGGCGGCGGATGACCTCGAACGTGTCCTCGAGGTTACGGCTGAACCGGTCGGCCGAGTCGATGACGATGCAGTCGGGTCGGGTGGCGGGGAGGTCTTCGAGCATGCGGGAGAACAGGCGGCGTCGGACGGTGGTGCTGGCGGACTCCATCTCTTGGTAGGAGTCGACGATCTCGTGGCCGCCGCGGGCCTTCCACAGAGCGAACTTGCGGCTTTGGTTGACGAGGGAAGCGCCGCGCTCGCCCTGGGCGGTCGTCGAGACGCGCGCGTAGGTGACGACGCGCATCAGACCGGCCACCAAGGTTCGGAACTGACGTGGACGCCGAGCAGCGTGAGGATCGCGGTAAGCGCGACGACGCACCAAAGCGTCGCCCATCCTCGCGCACGCTCGCGTTCGAGCTCAGTTTCGGCGAGCCTGCGCACGTCGACGGCATGTTTGGTTGACTCATCAGCCTTGGCGTCAAGGACGGCTTGGAACGCCATTTGTGCGTCGCGCAAAGATGCGCGGAGTTCGCGGAAGTTCGCCGTGATTTCCGCTCGTAGCTCGTCTGGCGCCCCGGCTTGCTTGAGCTGATCGTCGATGTCGCGTTCGCGACCGCTCCCCGTCAACGAGCGCAGCATTACTTCAGCCGTCCGCCAGCTTGTACGTGTGATCTACTGAGGTGCGGCCGGCGCATTTTCTGGCCGATACCCAGGGACATGTGGCAACCGGGGGGCCAGACTGCTTTTGGTGCCGAGTGCCGCGACGCTGGCACTACGATAGACCAAGCTAGCGGGGTGCAAAACAAGGATCGGTCCGCCGTCATCCCGCTGCCACTAGACCCGCTCACCCGGGCGCTCGCCGAGTCCTACGCTGACTCGCTGGTTCTTTCACAGATGTGCGCTCGGCTAGAAGCTCTTCAACGCGACCGTTCAGCCGAGTCACGAGAGCCGTCAGGCCTGGAAGCTCTTTTACCGCCTCTTCGACTCGTCGTAGGCGCGCGTCGGCCTCAGGCCGTCTTCGGGCTCCGTCGATCGGGATGACGTCGGCCGGCACGTCCCCGTCTAGTTGGGCGATCGTGCGATCCTGCGAACCTGCCTGACCAAAGACGAGCTCCTCGAGCGTCACCTTCAGCGTGCGCGCGAGCTTCACGCCGGCGAAGATTCCGGGTTCCTTGAGTCGGCCAGTCTCGATGGCAGACACCCACTGCACCGAGTGACCCACTCTCGAAGCCACGTCAGCGAGCGAGAGGTTGGCTCCCTCTCGTAGTCGCCTTACACGCTCGGCAAAGGTTTCCACGACAGAAAACCTACCAAAGATCGTGTCTTTGATGCTTGACACGATACGGCCCACGATAGTAGACTCGCGGCATGGACACCATATTGACCGAGCGCGAGCGGGTCAAGAAGGCGATCGCCGAGGGGCTCAAGGCCGCGTGCGCCGAGCTGCGCTGGACAGCGACCAAGCTGGGCGCCGAAGCTGACGCCAGCGCCCAAGCCGCGCAGTCATGGCTCGACGGCGACGCCACCCCGTCGGGCGAGATCGTGGTGCTGCTGATGCGCCGCAACATGGTGGTGCGCGAGCATCTGCTGAGCGCGGCGTGATCGTCATGGGGAGCACCGTAGCACACGGCGACCAGCCGTGCCCGCGTCGGCCGAAGTATCAGCCGACCGCGCCCGACATCCTCGTCACCGAGGCGCTGGTCGAGTCGATGCTCGTGCTGCACACCGCGCACCGCGAGATCACGGTCGTGATCGAAGGCAAGGTGCGCGGCTGGGACGCCGCGCGCAGCTTGCGCGCCCTGCGTGATCGCATCGAGCGCACGTACCCGGAGATTCAAGCCGGTTACGAGGCCGCCGAAGAGCGCATTGGCCGCCGCCACGGCACACGTGCGCGAGGCGTGAGCTGATGGAAGTCGGCAGTCGCATCGAGGTCGTCCTAGCGCAGCCGCTGCAACGTTCGGAGAGCGAGGCTCTCTTCGCCGTCACCGGCACGTTCGGCGGCTACTTCGAGCGCGGTCTGATCGTGAAAGGCGCCGGCGACGACTTCACGATCGTCCCGCACGCGATGGTCGGGGTGATAATCGCCGATGGCGAGCGCGTACGGTGACGTCGACGATGTGCGTGCGCCCGCGGCCTGGCGCACCGGCGACGGTCGTGTTCCTCGCGCTATTTGCCGCCGTCGTGCAGCGCCAAGCCGTCGACCAACTCGCGCAAGAGCGACTCGCCGCACGGCGCCTGCGCCGGCAGCAGCGGCGCGCCGCCTAAACACGGAGACTACGATGTACCAGGCCGAGTTGATCCCCGACCTTCGTCGCCCCGTCCCGCCGTCGGTGAACACGGCGCTGGCGCGGATTTGCGGGATGCTGCACGGCGTCGCGCGGCGTGAGCTGGCGCTGCGACGCCGCGATCCCGAGCGCACGAATTGGGCGCTCGGCGTTGCCGGTGCGGCGATGAGCAACTACGGCAAGAGCGCCAAGGCGCGCATCATCTCGGAAGTCTACGGGCGCGCTGCATGAGTGCCGTCGTTGCGCCCGCGGCGCTCGCGTTCACGCGCGAGCAGATCGTCGCCATCGGCCGCGGTTCGCTCTTCGTGACCAGCGACTGCATCAGCGCGATCGCCAGGCAGCACGGCGACCTTTACAAGCCACCCTACTGGCCTGAGATCGACGCGGAGCTCGCGTACCAGCGCGGGCGCACCGTGCTCGACCGCAGCGGTGCGGACTGGACCGAGCTCGTCTCATGATGTTCCTCGGCACCGATTCGCACGGCCACTTCACGCGCTGCGCGGGCGACGGTTGTCTCAAGCTCATCCCGCTCGAAGTCGACTTCGACGAGTTGATCAACGACCGCATCCTGACGACGTTCACGCTGCTGGACGCCGGCCGCTTCAACGACAAACAGCCCTACTGTGCCGCCTGCGCGCCGACATGCGCGCCCGCTTCGGAGGGAGCGACATCATGACTTCGACCATTCAACCGCTCGAGACGGAGATCGACAGCCGAGCCGCCTGGCTCGAAGCGCGTCGCAAGGGTATCGGCGGTTCCGACGCGGCCGTCGCGTGCGGCCTCTCGCCGTACAAAACGCAGTACCAGCTCTACTTGGAAAAGCGCGGCGAAGCGCCCGACGACGAGCCGGAGAACCCCGAGCGCTTGGAGTGGGGCGTGCGTCTAGAAGACGCGATCGCGGAGGCGTACGCGCAGCGGACCGGGCGACGCGTGCACCGCGTCAACCGCATCCTGCGTAGCGCCGAGCACCCGTTCATGCTCGCCAACCTCGACCGCCGAATTGTCGGCGAGCGTCGGGGCTTGGAGTGCAAGAACGTCGACGCGCTCGCGTTCAAGTTCGGCGAGTGGGGTGAGGGCATCGACGAGATTCCGTCGACCTATCACCTGCAGATCGAGCATTACCTCGCCGTCACCGGCTACGAGACGTTCGACCTGGCCGCGCTGATCGGCGGGAACACGTTGCGCATCTACACGATCCCGCGCGACGAGGAGCTGATCGCGACCCTGGTCGACCTCGAGGCGGCCTTCTGGCGCTGCGTCGAGCTCGGCGTTGCGCCCGACGTCGCCAGCGTCGCCGACGCCCGAGCGCGCTTCCCGAAGTCCGTCGCCACCGCGATCGAGGCGACCCCGGAGATCCTCGAAGACCTCGATAGGCTCGTCGTGCTCTCGCAGAACACAAAAACCGCCGAGGGCGAACTCGACGCGACCAAGGGCCGCATCTGCGCGTACATGGGCGAGTGCGAGGAGCTCACGTTCGACGGCAAGCGGCTAGCGACGTGGAAGACCTCGGAGCGCAAGGGCTACGTCGTCAAGCCGTCCACCGTGCGGACGTTCCGCACGGTGCGGGGGGACTAAGTCATGGGCGAACTCGCGACGGTTGCGCAGAAGGCCACGTCCCTTGCGGTGCGCATGGGTGCGTCTCCCGAGATGGTCGAGCTCGTGCGAGCGCAGATCGCGCCGGGCGCACCCGACGACGTGCTGGCGTTGTTCTTCGCGCGCTGCCAACAGCTCGGCGCGGACCCGCTGGGCAAGATGCTCTACGTCATCCCGCGCACGCAGAACGTCCCGCCCGAGCGCAGCGGGACGGGGCGCTGGGAGAAGCAGACGATCTGGCAGATGCAGTCGTCGATCGATCTGTTTCGTGCCGTCGCCGAGTCGCACGAGGCCAGCGCGTACGCGGGCCAGGACGGGCCGTACTGGTGCGGCGAGGACGGCGTGTGGGTCGACGTCTGGCTGAAGAAGGAGCACCCGTCGGCAGCGAAAGTCGGCGTGCTGCGTCATGGGTTCGCCGCGCCGCTCTCCGCGATCGCGACGTGGAACGAGTACGCGCAGACGGACAAGGACGGCAAGGCGACTGGCATGTGGAAGAACATGCCCGCGCTGATGCTCGCGAAGTGCGCTGAGGCGCTCGCGCTGCGCAAGGCGTTCCCGGCGAAGTTGAACGGGATCTACACCTCGGACGAGATGGCGCAGCAAGACAACGGCGCGCCTGTTGCTGCCGTGGCAGCGGTGCCCGCCCAGGCGCTGCCGGCGGCGGCAGCAGCGACCACGGCTGCCTCGCCCGGGGGATCGCGCACAGCGGCCGTGCGGGAACAGCTGCGCACGCGCGCAGCGGAGGTCGAGAAGCCGCCGGCAGCGGCGGCGGCCACGGCGGCGACGGAGACGCAAGGCCAGGCAGCGGCCGCTGAACCGCAGCAAGAGCTGCTCCCGCCGGATGGAGAGCCCGCGGCGAGCGACAACGACGAGCTCGTCGAGTACGCAGAGCACACGCTGCCGCCGTCGTTCACGGTCGAGGGAAAGACGACCGAGGAGCTCGGCGCGGAGGCCGTCGATCTCGCTCGCGCTCGCGGGCTGACCGCCGATCAGTTCAGCGCGCTGTGCCGCGCGAACGGCGGCCTCAAGCGCAAGACGTTCCCGGCGGTCATGACGGCGCTCTGGCAGATGCCCGAGGTGGCGGCATGACGCCGCGATCGTAGCCGAATCCAAGGCGAAACGCGCTCGTTGGAGCGCGTCGTCGCGACGTGGGGCACCGCGGCCTGAATGATGCCGCCCCGAGGAGAACGACACCGTGAAAACCAAGTCTTACCGACAGGGCGATGTTCCGCTGGTCCCCGTCGCCCGCATCCCGGAGTCCGCCGTCGAGCTCCCGCGCACCAACGGCAAGGTCATCCTCGCGTTCGGCGAGGTCACCGGGCACCACCACCGCTTCGAGTCCGGCAGCTGCGCGACGAAGCTGCGCGACGGCGACGGCAGCGAGTTCGTGCGCGTCGACGACGTCGAGCTTACGCTGCGCCCGACCGCCATCGAAGACGCGACCAAGCGCGACGTGCGCATGGAGGGCATGGCCCTTCCGGTGCGGCTCGAGCCCGCCGCGTTTCGTGCTGCGGAGACGGCGCTGCGCGAGTCGCGCACGCTGACGCTGCGGGGCTCCGTGCTCACGCACGAAGAGCACCACGGCATTGTCGTCGCGCCGGGCAACTACGCGTTGCCGGGGCAGCGCGAGTACACCGCCGCCGATATGCCCGCGATCCGCGTCGCCGACTAGACGCCATGATCACGACGGTGCTGCGGGCGCTGGGATTGCGGCCGGCAAGCTGCGTCTCAGTCGCCCCGGCCCGCGCCGAGCGTGACGCCGACGATCGGCAACTCGCGCAGCGGTACCTCAACAAAGCCAAGGGCGCGAACCTGACCGTCGGTGTCTCCCGCAAGTGGAACGACGGAGATCTGCGCACCGCCTATATCACCGGCCGCCGCGATGAACGAGAGGACCCACGTTGATGGCCAAACGCAAGTTGCCGCCTTACGAGATGACGCCGGACGTGCAAGCGCGTCTTGGCCCGCATCACGAGCGCTGGCTTGAGATTTCGATGAACACCGATGCGATGACCGACGACGATCGCGCGAAGACAGTCGTCGCGATCGAAGGGCTCTACCGCGCAGCGAAGCTCGAGCCGCCGCCCCGTGAACGGATCGTGTTCGTCAGCTCGCCGTTCGTAGCGGCGCTCGCCGGCGGCTTCGCTGCCGGGATTTGGTACACGCGCGATCATCCCGAGTTCGTGACGAGCCTCGTCGGCTCCGCAGGAGCCGACGAGGACGCGACCTGGGACGCGACCAGGGCCGCGACCTGGGACGCGACCGGGGCCGCGACCGGGGCCGCGACCAGGGCCGCGACCGAGGCCGCGACCTGGGACGCGACCAGGGACGCGACCTGGGACGCGACCGGGGACGCGACCAGGGACGCGACCTGGGCCGCGACCGGGGACGCGACCGGGGACGCGACCAGGGACGCGACCAGGGACGCGACCAGGGACGCGACCGGGGACGCGACCAGGGACGCGACCTGGGCCGCGACCGGGGACGCGACCAGGGACGCG